ATCTCAATGTCTGGGTTTTTGGCTACCCATTCACCCCAGTTGTCGCCTACCTGCTCGCCTTTGATCTTGAGAATTGTGTGCATCCAGCAGGCGTAATCCGAGTACAACGGGTTTGCGGAGAGCTGTTGAATGTTGCGACGTTCAAGCCGTTCCCATTCCGTAACCACAAACAAGTTGGTGTAGTAAAACTCTGGGGCGCTGTCAGGTGTGCGTTTTAACTGCAACTTAATTTTCATGTGTCTCCTATGTCGGCTTGGAGCCGTTAATTATGCGGTTGTGTCAACGCTGTAAACGCCACCCTGCAGCTCTATCTCCCATTGGCTAAGCTCGCCCAAGGACGCGTTGATCACCGGTATGGCACTTAGATAGGTGTCACTTAAAATAAACCCTGGATTCGTTGACGAGTCAGCCGCATCTGCTGGATTGACTTTTACAACGCACTTGGTGCCAAGCAATGCTGACAAAACGCTATATGACTCGCTTGATGCGTATGAAGCGTAGACCGTTAATGTCAAAGTATTTGAGAAGAGGCCCGCTGTCATCGTCCTGGATGTAGAACCGAACGCGGTATCTTCCAGAGCCTCCTTGGTGACCGTCAAAGTTGCGGCCGAAACTTGATCAGTTATGTCGGTAAGCGAACCAATCGCTGAACCGATCTGAACTTTTGGATTCGAGAGATAAGTGGATGTCGCCATGATGTTTACTCCTTAGGTGCTTTCTTGATAGTAGATGATTTATTGCTGCTCGTAGTGGATTATGCGGTCTGGGCTTGAATAGCGCAATCAAGGTCATAGCACGGGTATAGCGCGCCACCGATCTCAAGGCTTGACGGACGGCCAGCCATCACAATGATTGACGAGCCAAGCACGCTTGCAACAATGCTCAAGATTGATCGGAGCACCGGCAGACCTGCTGGCCCTGACCCAATCACTTTGATTGGGAACTCAAGGCGCACAATGTTGCCGTTGCCGAACTGTGTCGTGAAATTAGGCGCGTCAAGGTACACGCAATTTGGCACAAGTTTTGTAGGGTCGTTTACAACGCGCAAACCAGATACAGCAGTTAGCGTTGCGGTGACGTCATCGATTGCTTCGTTAAACAGGTCGGTGTAAGCCATCAGGCAACCGCTGGACGGGGAATACCTAAGAGCTGCTTAACGATCGGGGTCAAGCTTTGCTGTGGTGCTGAACCCATGCCATCAAATGTGGCGTAGGTTGCCTCTATTGAGCCTCTGGAGCGCCACAGAGCGGCGCAATACATCAAAGTGCCCAATGTTGCATCTCCGCCAGGAGAGGTCGTTAGCGAGTCTATGTAGCCCGATTCCTGACGCCTGCGATAACAGAACTGATTGCCAGCAGACACCGATTGCGTGAGCAACGTGTAGTCATCCGATGGGTTTGTGATCGTGATGCCCAAATAAGTCATTACATCGGCGGCGCTTACCCATGTGCAAACAGGCGAGTAAGAAACCGTGCCGGTCGCGGCGACACGCTCAACACCGTCTGCTGTTTTTGCATATAGCACCTGATCAGCAATTGGCACTTGATAGTCGTACAGCAAGTCGCCCTGTGTATCAACACCAAGAAACAAATACTGTGGCAGCGCCCGCACCGAATACGAGCCATTAAAAATCGCATCAACTCCAGCGACCGTGATTGAACTGCCGACTGCAATCTCCGATGGGGTTAGGAGTTGCAGTACGGCAAAGTTGTCAATCAGGTACTTGTTGGTAACTGTGTATGTTGCCATGAGCGGTTAGCCCGCTCTTGACTAAGCCAAAGCGATCGACTGCACCTGGTCGGCGTCAGCGATGAATGTGGACACGTAGCCGTAGTACGAGAATGTGCGGCCAAGGGTTGATGGTGCTTCTACTGACATCAATCCTCGTACCTGCTCGTAGAACTCAATTGCGGTTCCGCGTGCAACGACCATGGTGTTGCTAGCAAAGTTGCGGTCTGCAACGAGGTTCAATCCGAATGGGTTGAATACGTTTGCTTGTGTAACTCCGCCTGTCCCCATGCCGTTTACGCCCATGAGACCTGCTGCGCCCGTGTAAGGGAATACTGGACGCTTGTCTACGTCGAGCTGACGACCTAACAATTCCCAAACGTTTGGTGACACAAAAATGTGATCAGGCAAGAAGTTGGTGTCGGTCAAAATGTTGACTGCTGCACCGTAAAGCGCGGTGATCAACGATGATGGGTCTGTCTGGTTAACTGTCCAAGTTGCACCCGATGCTTGTGCACCGGCAACGATGGCGTCTGCTGCCACGTTGTCGCTTTGCAACATGTACTGTCCTGCAAGGTCACGCAAGATAATTTCCATTGCTGCAGGGCTCGTAAAATCAACATCCTGAACGGAGAGGGTCACTTGGCCTGCCAAAGTGGTTTTGGTGACCACGTTGCTTGCAACGACTGGCGTGGTTGCTGATACTCCTGAAAGTTCAGGTGACTGTGCGCCAACTGACGTGTGGGTTGTCCACGTTGGGCGAATAAAAGTTTTTTGGTTGCCACCGTCTGGCATTGCGCGAGCGCCGATTGCTGCGACTACAGGTCTGATGTAGTTAAGGTCCGCAAACACAGGACCCAACACGATTTGATTTAAGAGGCCGGGCGTATCAGAGCTAAGTGTATCTCCCGCTGCAGCTTGTAATGCTGTTTGCTTTGAAAGTGCAAACTCGCGTGCTGCTGCTGCAACGTTGCGAAATGTTTCTCCGCCGATGTGCATTGCTGCAAGGTATTCACCTGCGGTTGGCAGATCAAACTTGCGCTTTGCTTGTGCAAATACTGGTGCAGTAGGGATGGTTGCCTCGACTGCGGTTTCGTTTACTTCGGACATTTCTTGTTTCTCCTCTACTGGGGTTACTTCTTCATTTAACACTACTTCTTCGGGCTCTTGGTGGATACTCGCTGCGACTTTGGTGATGTTCGCTGCATCGCCAAAAGCGCCGATCGGAACTAGGGACAATTCCATCCAGTCGGCTGACTCAATGACCATTGTTCCTTCTTCGTCGTACGAGAACTTGGTTGGATTTACGCCTACGGATACTTGGTCAATGGTGCCGTCCATGGCCATAACCAAAGCGTCGTTGCCGAGGCTAGTTGCGCTGATCTTGGCGCTAAACATCATGCCTTCTTCGGTTTCTGCGCGCTCCGTGACAACGCCTACTGGCATGCTTGCGTCGTGGTACATAAACAGGCGTGGTGCTTTGCCTTCAACAGGCAATGAGCCTGGGCGGAAGATTACAGCTGTGCCATCGCTGACTACTGCCGGCACGTTGTATGGGACTGCTACTCCGCTAATGGTGCGGCGTGGCGCGTCGCCTTTGGCAGCGTCAAGCGTAAACTCTCCTGCAATTAGTTTGATCATCTTGCTAACTCCTCTTGTGTGTTTTCTCTAACAATTACTTCGTCGTCTGCGCGGTCGGCCAAAAAGTTTTCTTCTAAGTATTCGTCTGCGTCAAACTCAACATAAGTGCCACGCGGTAGCACGTTGTCCATTGAAAGCGCGCTAGCGATTGCGTCGGCATACAACTTCACGCCAAACAAGTAAAGATCAGCACGCGCCTGTTGGCTTGACTGGTACGAGTATGCGCCAGTTGCCACGCCCACCAAATATGGGGGGACATTCGCTAGGCGTGACATTTCAAGCGCCTGATATTGCGATGCCTCAATTAATAGCATCTTGTCTGGCGTGCTGTTTGTTTCCGTGTATGTCAAATACTCGTTAAGCGCAGCAGTTTGATTTGTTGCTCGCGCCGCATTAAACGCGCTAGCCAAATCAGCCAACTCTTGCGCGCTAAGTGGTTCGCCACCAGTTTGCTTAAGTACGCCAGCAGGGATGCTTGAGGATGCGTTACGATTGCGCGCTGCTTCAAGTTTTAACGCGGTTTCTATTGCGCCAGGTGCCGAATAGATCATGCCTTGCGCAGGCGACAAGAATTGCACAAGGTTTGCTGGGTCCAACATCCCGCCGTTGAAATACACTTCTTTGGATGGTGCAAACCACACAGGGCCAACCATGTCGGTCGTGGTGATTGAGCCTGCTGGCAGTCGAGTAAACGTGGCTGGGTAGCCGTCAGCGGTGCGTGATGTGATGTACCAGAATGCGCGACCAAACATCATGAGGTCGTCAAGTGTCCAAGACATGATGAATTGGTATGGCACGGTTGGGTCTGGTCGGCGCAACCATGAACGTGGCGCAATGTAAACGCTTTCCATTTCGTCGCCGTTCCACATTTCGTTGTACATTCGCAATGGCATTGAGCCAATGACTGATGCCATGAGATCGCGCGCACGGTTAATTGTTGGAACGCTGATTGCGCGATTGCGCGCTTCGCCTTCTTGGTAACTGTAATACTGGCCGATCATGCTTACGCCGGCAGCGTTACTTGTGTAACCGCCAGCGACCGCAGCTGCCACGCTTGGCGCTGGGCTTATTGCTGCTTTTTTGGTTTTGTTAAAGATCGCCATAGTTACCACTCTGCCATATAGGTGGCAACCGCACGTGACTAATCCGATTCCGACAAAAGGTTAGAGCGTGCGGTCGCCGCGTTTATCTTAGTTATTTACCGCAACAAGCATGGGTTTTCCGCTGTTGACTGGACGGGCACACATGCCAATACCCCAAACCATTGTGCGCGCTAACTCGATAGGCCCAGGTGATCGTTTGCTTGATAGCACAATGGTGTTGTCGGTGCGAACGGCAACGGCGCGCTGGACGTGTTCGGCAAGCAGTTTTTCTCCCGTGTGTAACAGTCGCGCCTCGGCAATCATGTTTTTGGCTAGCGGTGTAAACCGTCCAAGTTCTGCATAGCCGACCACGACCCTGCGGCGCTCGATGTTCGGTGGGCATGTGGCGTCTACGGTCGGCGACAGGGCAAACCTGATCGTGGGGTCTTTGGCAAGTTCTTGCACGTTGTCCCACAGCTCTGTAATTGACTCGGCGATGAATGCCACGGTGACAAGCACACGGCCGTCTGACAGGTTGACGCATCTGGTTGCGCTGTACCTAGAGTCGTCCAGCGAAGACTCAATCGCTACGACCCCACCGTTAGGGATGTCACCTGTGTATTCCAATGACGGCCAACGCCCAGGCTCAATCCATCCGCGCACAACACTTACCCAAAGGTTAAGACTGGCTCTTAAGAAACTTGCGCGATCAGGGTTAGTGGATTCTTGCCTAATTGTGTCCATGTCCAACGTGTGACCAAGCGCAGGATTACCCCACCCCCATGACGCAGGATGCAACGGGTCAAGGCTCGGGTCAGGCGACCATTCCGCCATATACATCGTTGACGGCTCACCTTTGTCAATGGCTCGAATGCCAGCCTCACGCCAACGCTGAAACAGCACAGATTCCTCGGTGCCAGCAGTACTAAAGAAACAGGCAAGCGGGTTTTTTCGTGCGCGCTGTGCCGGCAACAGACCGCCTTCTACCGAGTCAGGGTTGACGTCAAACAACTCATCCACCACGACCAAATCAATTGACATACCGTGACCTTGGTTTGGCTTTAATGCTTTGACCCACCATTTGCTGCCGTCTGGCATCGTGGCCTGATAACGACCGTACGACTTGACGATCTTGGCGCCGTAATACTCTTCCAAGATTGGGCTCAAATCGTCGAACAAAAGGCAGGCGAGGTCGAGTCGGTGTGCCCCAGATACGACAGTCTGTTTACCGCCACGTATCTTTGGCATCTCCACAAGCCAAAACAGGATAAGCGCTTGGATGATTGTGGTCTTACCGTTCTGACGCGCAACCGACACAAGGCTCGAGCGATGCACAAACTTGTTATCAGCGTCAACCGCAAGCATTCCCTCAAGAGCATGCAGTTGCCATGGCATCAGGTCTATGT